CCCGCCATAACCACAGGCAAGATGTCATCTAAGAACCCTGCTTCGGGCAAGCCTGTCTTGGGGTTGATAGTGAGAGAGCCACCGTGCGCCATAGCAAGCGCTTGTAGTCCGGCAACTTCTTTGCCAGACATATGTACTAGGTGGTCATCAGGCCCACGGCCTTGCTCGGCTAGGTGTTTTGCAGCAACTTCAAGGCTCATATATGCCTCACAAAAAGGGGGTTAATCGAGTTTATCATGGGAAGAGCGCAGACACAAATGACATCGTGGCTACCACAGATTGGGTAGAAGGCTTAGTCGGCGTGCCAGATGCGGCGTAGAACTGGATTGAAACGTTGGCGCTAGTGGTTGACCAGTAGATTTGTATGTAATCGTTTGCCGCCATACTCACAAAGTAATTCCAGCCGATGATGCTATGGAATGGGTCTGTAGGTGTTTTTCTAGCAGGTAGTCCAATTTTGCCAGTTGAGCCCGTTATATCTGTTCCGTTTTGCTTTAGCCAGATAAAAATATCCTGTGGGGCAACATCCGTTGATTGCGCCTGTATGCTGAATTGCAAGTTGTATATGCCAGAATTTGCTACAGTAATCTTGGATGAAGCGATAGATACATTATTGGCAAAGTCCGTTGTGTTTAGCGTCATCAACGTGGCTGTATTTGCCGTTGTAGTTTGGGGTTGATTACTAGAGAACGCCCCGTAAGGCATCCGCAAAAAAGCACCGCCAGTATTAGAGGAAAATGCCTGCGTAAAGTTATCTATCGTATTGAAGTACTGGCGCAAAATGCCGGTCAAAGCATCTACGTATCTCTGGTCGTACTCCACCGGAGCCGCAGGTAGGCGCGGCGCATTTGGCGGGATTAACGCAAAGGAGCGCTCTAAAGGTAGTGTCATCGACGACCATCCGGTCTTACATCAATACGTGGTGAACCCAACTGCCACTGCGTGCCAAGGTCTGATGATGAAATCTTGAACGCCATTTGACGACCACGCACCCGTACAAATACTTGCTGAGTAAATTGCTGGACGTTGTATGTAGTTGTACTTGCGTATGACTGGGCGCTAGCTACCGCTGGGTCGTCCGAGGCACCATAGTTGGCTCCGGGGTTTTGACGAGGTCTTACCGTAAAGTAAGCGGTGGGCGTTGCTGAGGAGGAGCCATCAAATGTGATGTCAGGTATAAGCCTCCACACAAAACCAAAATTATGACCGTCACCAATATCAAAGTCCGAGGATTGAACATAGGCATCAATAGCAACTGGAGTATTAGTCTCGTTGTTGTCAACAGTAGTTTCATGGTACACCACAGCACCGTTGGTGTAAGCACCGCTAGAGACATAACCAATAGCGCCCATAGGCTCGGAGCGTAGTGGGCTATCCAACCAAGCAGTGCGTGGGCGAACAGTTGTGCCGTTCATAGTGCCGTAATACCAAGTACGCTCTAAGTGGTTATAGATTACGTAGCGGTCAATCAATGTATTAGGTGAACCGGGAGTCCCTGTACCGTTTTCGCCAGTAGAAGTAGTCCCCGTTTGGGATGGGTAGAACCACCAGATTTCGTTGTAGCCTTCGTTCGTACCAGAGTGAATTTGATAAGACTCTTGTAAGTTAATGTTGCCGTAGATGTATTGACGCAGGGCGCAAGGCAGAGTTTCTACCCGACCAGAATACATATAGAACTTATCTGCACCCATCCAGTAAGTGACGTTGTTTACTGTAGATACTGCGTTAGGACTAGCAATAGAGATGTTGTCTCCAAGTATCTGACTACTCCACACATAAGGAGCGCCAAGGTACTGAAAGGAGTAAATAGCCGAATCAGTCAACACCAAAATCTCTTGACGAGTTTGGATAGCCGTAATGATTGCTGACCCGTGACTTAGACGGATACCACCTGCTTGGTTAGTAACAAGAGGCGTCCATGTAACTAAGGTATTTTGATCAGACCAGCGAACTTGCATAGGGTCTTGTGCCGTGGTTGCATACACGCCAGTTGGGTCGTTACAGCCAAAAGCAAACGTAAAGCGCGAAGCATCAGATACCAATACAAAATTAGCAACAGAAGGGCAAGTAGCGTCGGGTGTAAATGAACCAGACTTTGTGGCTACAGCAGTTCCTGCTTTGATAATCTGCCCACGGTCGTAAATGTTAGGGTTTCCGTTATTAGCCCAGTAGTACATAGCGCCGCCACGGGGGTTGAACACCAAGTCTTCACCATAGTTAGACTGACTCCATAGACGCAACTGCACGCCAATACCCAAACCCGCTGGCGCAGGAGAACCCCAGCCAGTAGAAGAATATCCTGTAGTAACGCCACCCCATCCGCCTACACCCCAGCCCGTACCATAAGTAAATGTTGTGTTACCTGTAGTGAGTTGGTAGTTAAATGTTGCAGTGACAGCAGGTGTGCCAGTAGACGTTGCCGTGCCCCCCGCAATAATTGTGTAGGTGTTGTTACTTGTAACAGTCTGGACTTGAAACTCTCCAGTTAACTGGGCGGCGGTTATGCCGTTAACAGTGCCTGATACGCTAGTAATATTTACAAAATCCCCAGCCTGCGCCCCATGTCCGGGGTCGTTAACCGTCACAGTCGATGATGTGTTTGTTGTAGTAAAAGCGTTGGCTACGGCTGTGTTTGTAAGGCGAATAGGGGTTACGTCGTTATACGCACCGCCAGATGAGTTCTGTATGTAGTACTTGAGGTTAGTGCCAACCGCTAGAAGGTTGTAGCCAGTCAGATTAATCCAGTTCCACATGGCTTTGGCAACGCCCCAGAACGCACCGCTAGGTGCCACAGCCGCAGTGGTAGTACCACTAGTAGCCACAAGGGTTGTAACGGATTCTGTTGTAGCGGCTACACCGCCATCACGCTGCCAGCCACCGATTTTCTCAGGGTAGCCAGAACGCCACCGAACTTTGTCACAGTCAAACCAACCACCCTCATTAGATAGAGTAGTGCCTTCGCGGTTAACGCCGGGTCTAAACTGTAGTTTTTGTAATGGCATGTTTTATCCTAAGAACAGGGCGCGCTCGTCTTTGCGACGATTCTCCAACCCTTTGAGTATTTTCCCACCAGCCTTGCAATACTTCAAGAGTTCTTCCGCAGCACCTTCCATATCCCCGCGCAGAACCTTCTGACGGAGGGTTGAGCGCTGTAGTGTTCCCAGACCAACATTGAAACTAAAAGATATGAGAGCATCGTACTGACCCTGAGTGAGGGTAACAGGACAGAACTGAACCACACCTCGCTCAAACCTAGCCAAATCTGCTTTAAGAATTCCATCGACTTCTTCCATGCTGAATGTACGGTTGTCTGCATCTTTGAGGGCAAACCCATCGCGCTCTTCTATCTTCATCTTGCCCTGCTCTGGATATAAGACGTGCCCCACCCCCACCGTCCACAGCTTGGCTGGGCAACGGTAAGGCTTCTGACGCACACCTTCATGGTGCTTAATCATCTTGAGGGCTTTATCTGACAGATTCATTTCTTGCCAAATGCTTGTGTACCAAACCAGAATGACACCACAGATGCCCAAATGATCTGAGTTTCGTTGTCCCACAGCAGGTCTAAAGCCACATCAAACGGCACTTCTTTGTGATAAGCGAACCAGAAGCCAAAGATTTCCACAAAGGCAAACAAGACAAATAAGCCATAAGTTATGGCGGGACGCACCATAGCGCGGGCGTTAGTTACCCACTGGCTGGCTCCTTGACCGATAGCAATGTCATGGGCATACAAGGCTTGACGTTCTTGCATGGCAGTCTGTGCGTTGGTGACTTCAGCGTTAATCTGTATCTGCTCTGTCTGGATATGCTCAATACGCTCTTGGGCTTCTAGCCCTGCTTTGCGTAAAGCCAGTTCTCTCTCCGTCTGCATGGTCGCCAAAGCAATCTCATGCGCTTTGTCAGCACGGTCTTGGAAGAAGTCAAACAGTTTTGGTAACCCGCCCATCAGAAAAGACAGTAGGGTTGAGAATAGCGTCATCATTTTGATTCCTTTAGTTCCTGTTTCAACCTACGCAACTCTTTGATTTCTCGCTTGAGTTGCGCTTTCATATATAGGGTTTCTATGTAGGCAAGGCTGGTTGTTGCAACGATTACGCACAACGCCACCGCACTCAAAACCCACCCGATAAGGCGCGTAGTTGCCACATTAGCCACCCAAAAAGTAAAGAGATAAATACCACAGCAATCACCCCACTTGTTAGTTCAACACACCAAATTTCATACTGCTCTTGTTTCCACCTTGCCAAGCGCCTCTTCCTAATCATCTCGTCCCTAGCCCATGCCTGTTCTTGTTCGATCTTCTTGTGCATCTTCAAGAACCTGCTATACAAATCCTTCAACTCTGCTGGCGCGTAGACCATTGCCTCACGCACCTGCTCAAACAACTTCTCCATCTGCAACTCAATCAACGCACGCTCGATTGCTTTCTTGCTGGTGTTTTGCGTTGGATCGTAGTTTGTTTTACTCTGCTCCTCTAGTTCGTGGTAGTAGTCGTTTATCTGCTGCTGAGTGTCGAACAGAAACCCCAACTTGTCACCGATGTCCTTGATGAGTTTGAGTTCGAGTTCTTCGTAGGATTGCTTGGCTGCGACGGTCTTTGACGCTTTCGCCACAGGCTTTGGCGCGTCTGACTTAGCAGGCTGTTTGCGAAACAGTCCAAGGAACCAATCAAACACGCCCTTAATGGCCTTAACGTCGCCGATGACGCCTTCAACGGTTTTCTTGGCTCCCTCCAGCTCGAGTCGGCCTTGGTGCAGAAAGTCGCATCCCTGCTTGATAAAGCCAACAGCGGTTTGTGCCGCCATGAGGAGAGTGAATGGGTCCACATTAGTTTGTTCCTGCCACTTGTATGCCTACATACGTAAACCAAGTCATAACAATTTCCCTATCCGTATTAGATGGTTTGCTGTAATGCCCGTGTGTTCCGTAGGGCGGAAACACTACTACCTTTCCTGCTTCGGGTTTAATCTCTTTGTTTTGCGCAGGGAACACCAATTCGCCGCCTTCGTTATCGGTCAAAAATAAAATAACAGTCGCATAACGCAAAACACCTTGAGCGACTTCCCCATCTGTGTGGTAATGGCATATCTGCCCCGGCGCATATAAATGGTACTCATACCCAGAGTCGCCAGAACTAAACATTGGTTTGTATCTGTGTTTAACAACTTCCGCTTGCAACTTATCCATAATCGTTGCTACTAAAACATCAACTGTTTGTAATGCAGGCGTTTTGCTTATAAAAACAGACTTACCATCCCTGTTATACGTGGGAATTTCAGCTTCTGGTAAAAACGGTCGTACTCCGTTACGAATAGCCGCAACTTGTTCCGCCGTAACAAATTTAGGTAATTCAAGAATCATGCTGTGCGATTCCACATATATACAGCAATATATGGCGAGATTGTGTTAAATGCTGTACCAGAACCTGTGTTATTTGTACCAGTAATTCCAGTTGTATTGGAATTTACTGTAATTGTTGCCGCAGTTGGGAAAACTGTTTGTGACCCTCCACCAGCCAATTGATGACCTGTGTTTTGCTGTTGAGCATTGTGAGATACCGAGTGAACATGACCGGGGTCAGTAATCGTGTGGCTGTGAGCGGGTAAGTTGGCTGTTGATAGCGTTGTTGTGGCTGAACCGCCAGTAGTGCCTGCTGTGTATGTGCCGTCTGCGCTTATTAGCATCCGACCTTGCCCATACGCTACCCATGTGCCAAAACCAAATAAAGTGTTAGGGTTAGTAGCCACCGTACTCATATAGATTGACCCGACAGGGTAAGCCGCCACAATCGCAGAGTTAACAAAAGCAGTGGTGGCAATCTGGGTTGTGTTTGTTCCAACGGATGCAGTCGGCGCGATAGGAGTGCCCGTCAAAGTTGGGCTTGGAAACGTAGCGCCTGCCATGTAGTTAGTGGCGGTCACAATGTCTGTGCCGTTACACACAAGGGCTATTTTTGCTGCGGCTGGTACTGATACGCCTGTTTGCCCACTGACCTTTACCGTGACTGCGCCAGTAGAGTTGTTATAGATGAAGTACAGCTTCTTATTGGCTGGCACTATTAAGTTAGTGCTTGCTCCGCCTGTACCTGTTAATTCTAGGAACATGTTCCGCGCAACGCCAGTTGCACCGTTGGGAATAGTGATGGTGGTGTCGGTGCCAGTAGCAACGGCTTGGGTTACATATCCTGAGATAGCCTGCTCAATCAGCGTTCCGAGGTTGGTGTTGGTCGTTGAACCCCAGTTACCCGCTTGGTCGCCTGTGCCGATAAGCTCTAGGGCTAGGTTGGTTGAGTACGTACTTGACATAGTGGTTTTCCTTTAGATGGATTATGCCGTGGGTTCGTCCGCTGGCAAAGGCGTATTTCCCGCCTCAAGCCATGCTAAATATTGCTGGTAATCGGTGTTGTCTGGGTCAAATGGGATAAAAGCATTGTCTGATAGACGTTGCACCATATTGACTTGTTGCGTAATTGGGTTTTTTATTAGTTTGTACATTTATAACTCCGCACTTGCTGAATAACCAGATGCCACATTGTTGTAGAAATACAGTCTTCCTGCCGACGCTGCATTGGCGTAAATACAAGCAGTTATTGGCGTTATTCCTAAAGTACCAACACCACCAGAAACGTTACTTGTTGATAATGTTCCATACAACGCAATAGTCGGGGCGGCTCTTTTTTGTTGCCTATAAAACCAGTTAAATTGTGCGGTAGAAGCACTAGAAGAATAAGTATCTACAAACAAAGATTGTGCAGTAGAACCACCAACCACATCTCCAACTTGCTCAAAATATCGCTGACAAAGCCCTAACTCAGTACCATAAGGGCGGTAATCAAAACTCGTTGCTGTTGAGCCTTTTTCTAGTTGTACGCCTGTGATGTAGAAGGTAGCAGAGTTTGTTTCAATAAGTTTTACTGCGCCCGTGGCTGATAAAAAGTTTCCTGCCACCCATGCACCAGCAGTTCCGCTATATGTAGAACCCATACCTAAACTAAAAACAACCAACATACTTGCAGAATTTGTTGCTCCTACCCATGTGCCAGATGTATCGCCAGCAATGGTTACTGATTTTTGTTCCCAAGTATTTGCGGAAGAAATCGTATAAGTAAATGGATAAGACCTATCAGAAGCACCATTTTCTAATGAACCGCCAAAAGTTCCAGTTAAAGAACTACGAACCCAAAAAGACAGTGTGACTGTTGATGCACCAGCCGCGCCAAAACCTAAATCGGCTGTATTAAACCCCTCAATAGGTTGACGCAATAAAAAATAATCTCCTGCTCCAACAGTAACATTGGCAGATGCTCCAACTGTAGCACCTAAATAATTTTTAAATCCAGCAGGAAGTGTAACTGAGCCTGCATTTTGTTGGACAGTAAATTTAGAAGCCACAGAGCATTGATAAGCCCACCTATCAATAGAATAAGTTGGAGTTGCTGTTGTGGTTGTTGCAACGCTAGCCCCAGCATTCCTCTGGTCAATCACCATTGCGGAATTTATCAGCCGATTTTTAAACCCTGTGTACTGGGCATTCGTACTTAGCAGACCTTGGTCAACTTGCGTTAAAGCCATTACTCATTCTCCTCTGCTGGCCAGTTCTGAGCAGTGACCACAGCAATAAATGCCTCCATATCACTAGCCCCTGCAATAGCAGTAACCAAGCGTGAACACTCTGTGATCACAGCCGCACGATAGGTAGCCGTAGCCGTAGGTATAGCGACATCACGCTCAGCTTTGCGAATGACCATCCAATCGGTCTGAGCCAATAACTTGTTAGCCGTGTCCTTGACTTGTGCAGTCCATTGGGACTTTAAGCCCTTGGTGACCAAGCGTTCTGTGGAGTCAACCATTGCTGGCTTGCCATCTACTGTGCCAAGCACCTTGACATACATGGGGTTGCCATCTTCGTCTGACTCTTCCCTGTCGTTTAAGAGTTTAGGGCTGTCTACACCCCAATAGAAGCGGTCATCGTAGGTTGTGGTTACATCTGCAACCTCTTCAATGCCGACTGCTTGCTTCTCAGCAAGGCTTGTCAGGCGTAACCAGTTGGCAGGGTATGAAGTTCCATCAATGGTGAATGGAGTATCAAGAGGGATGGTTTGGTTGTTGTGTTTAAACATGATTGTTCCTTATCGGGCAAGGGAGGTCTTGAAAGGCGATTCTGCGAAGGCGGCAAAGATGTAAGTAGCGCCAGAACCATTTGTAGCCGAACCAAGATTGCGACATTTAAATCCGTTTGAAAGTAAGTCATAGTAATAACCACCACCATTACTTTCTGCGGCAGATGAGTTAGGGAATAATACTGTGTCTGCTTGGTTATATGTTGAACGACTTGTATCTGTAATGTGCCAGTCAAATGCACCGCTAGAACTTTTCACCAAAATAAACCGAGGTCTAAACCCCGTGTACACAAAAGGCCCATCAGTAGACCCGTTACCCGTGTACGAACCAAAGGCTGAATACCCTGCTACTGCGGAAAAGCAGTAGGCTACATAGTTATTAGAACT